CGCAGCAACACATGAAACTCACCACCAAAGTTCCATCTATGTCTTTAACCGGTTCGGCGATGCCTTCCACTTTTAATTCTGTTATTTGATGATTTTAGTGCAGGCGCTTAAATTAAAAATTTTTCTTTGTAGTTAGAAGCGACACCAGCTACATCACCAGATAACGTGACTGTAAAATCATCTACATCTAAGTCAATGGTGCCGTCACTATCTTGATAAGTAACTGCGATGCCGCTTTCTGTGTTGGAACTAAACATAGCCCCAACTAAGTCTTGAACGTGCTCCGTGTTGAGCCCGACGGTTACGCCCGCTGTTTCTGACCCACTGTTTGCGACGTCTATACCGGTGTTGGAGGCCGTCACGGTGGCGACATAGTTTCCGGTGGTATCTGTTCCCAGCGCTACGGAATTAGCTTGTATCGTCGCTGTCAGTGTAGCTGATGCTAGGTCAGTGATTGTCACAGCGCCGCCCAGATCACCGGCGAGCGTTATCGTGAAATCATCCACATTGAAATCTAATGTGCCATCGCTGTCTTGGTATGCGACAGCTATACCGCTTTCGGTGTTTGAGGACACCATCGCGCCAACGATATCTTGCACCCGTTCTGCGTTTAAGGTTACTGCGCCACTGGAGACAGTGAAGTCTGTTGAGTCAAAAGACGCCACTCCTTTGTTGCTATCTGTCGCATCTTCCGCGCTTATCGTTACTGCCGCTGTCTCACTGCCAGAACCGCTTACATTAATACCTTCGCCAGCTGCAACCGTGGCTACATAATTACCCGTTGTGTCTGTTCCGAGGGCCACAGAGTTTGCGACAATGGTTGCTGTTAATGTGGCATTGCCAAGTTCGGTCAGGGTTGCGCTACCGCTAAGATCCCCGCCTAACGTGATGACCGGTGATTTGTTAATGGTGGTAGCGCTAGATATATCGCCACCATTAATGTCCACAGTATTTAAAACCGGAGCCGTGAGCGTTTTATTTGTAAGCGTCTGTGTTCCGGTCAGAGTAGCGACAGTGCTATCGATGTTTAAGGTTACGGTATTCCCCGACCCAACGGATGTGATGCCCGTACCGCCAGCTATCGTTAAAGTCTCACTATCTAAATCTATAGAAAGCGCACCACCAGAATCTCCTTGAAAATCAAGATCTTGCGATGTTATTTCAGCATCCACATACGCTTTGATTGACTGCTGTGTTGCGAGCGCGGTGTTGCTGTTTGAGCCGAGATTGTCTTCGTCTAGGATCTGAGTGACGGTTGCTCCCCCCGTCGTAAACTGCAGATTGAAGAGTTTAGCGGTCAGGCTTTGTGCTGCCGTAGCCTGGCTATCAACCCACTGAGTATTGCTGTGATCGTAGACTAGAAGGGAGCCAGCGGTGCTTGCTGTGCTGTCTGCTACGCTTCGGCCTAGTACAGTATTCGGACCGGCGAGACCTTGTGTCCCAGCCGTGACAACTGAGATAGAGCTTGTACCTTCGACAGTTATTGAGTTGATTGTACTGCTCACCGGCTGATACCCCTCCGTATAGTGAACGTGCCTTCCAATATGCGAAACACGTTGCTGTTAGCATCCACAATCTCTAGGTCATAGACGCCCTCTGTGGCAATCAGTCCTTCGGTATCAGATGCGCTTATTGTAAGCGTAACGGTGCCAGCGGAGGCGCCAAGCGCGATCCGTCCGTTACCTGTCGTTAATGTCAATAATGAGGACGTCGCCTCTGGGTCAGTACGCAGGTCCATTTCTGCACTCGTATAGCCAGTTAGATTGACTACTGAGTCTGATGAATCTTTGAGCGTTAGCGTGTGTCCGAATGTTGCCCCTTGCTCAATTATAAAGTGGTGAAACCCAGCGCTCACGGCCTACTCCCATATCGCGCTAGCCCTCTTTCTTCTTGGGTCTTCCGCGCTTCTTCGTTGTCTTTTTTACTTCCTCAACCGGCTTCTCTTCCCACGCCTCATTGACATCTGGCGTTTCCGGGTCATCAGCCTTAAACGAGCCGTCTTCATTCCTTGCCCTTACCATTTCTGTTTCTGGCTCTTCTGCTACCTCTTCGGGCGCATCCACTTTCACCTCTACAGCCCAACCATTTGCCATAAAAGTTTGCATCAATTCTTCTTTCCACGGCTCATCGCCGTCCACCATCTCATCCAAAGCGTAAAGACGAGCACTTGTTCCATGCTCATTTGCAGAACCCGCTTTCGGAACGATAATTTTATACTGAGCCATTTGATCCTCCAGAAGGATAAGGGGGGCCGAAACCCCCCGTCACCTTATACAGTGCTGCTTGTGTCAGCATCCACGTTATGTCGGGGAGATCCCTTGATAACGGTTGCTGATATCGGCGTACCGTTTGAGTGTGAGCCAGTAAAATCGGCTACCACTCTGATATACCGCGACCCACCAACATAACCAATCGTGGTTATTTGTGGCGTTTCGCCGTTTGCATCTAAAGTTAAGAAGATGCCACTGCTGTCAACAGTTCCGTCAGTAACCGACGTTGCCGCTGTTACTGCGGTGTAAGTACTGTCGTCGCTGGACTCTTCCAACTTGAAGTCTACTTTGACTGAACCAGAGAGTGTATCTCCCTCAGCGCCAGTGCTAACAACTACAGTTGCAGACTCAAAGAATTGAAGATCTACGCCTGTGCCGTTTGTGTCACTGGTGCCGACTACGGGAGCGATGCTTTGGACAGCCGCTATGCTGTTAGCTAAGTCTTTCATTTATCCCCCTATGTAGAGCACTTCTGCTTAACGATTGCTTCAGCCAAGACAACTTGACCACCTACTCTTCTGCGAGCCACATATCGGACGTTTCCAGAGGTTGCCTGTGTGAACGGATCACGCAATACAGCCATCTGTACTCTGTCAACGATCATATAAGCCCTGCTGAAGTCGCCGAAAGCTACAGGGAAAGTCGCGCTTCCCTCGCTTGGCATGTCTGTCGCTTCCACGTATGGATAGCCAAGGACTGTGTTGGTCACTCCTCCTTGAAGGGAGAATCCTGCCTGGAACACATACTGCCCAGCTGTATCCTTCAGCTTTCTGATTGCCGCCAGAGTTGTACGATTGAATACAAACGTACCACTACGCGCATAATCAGCTTTGATACCGTGAACCAAAGAAATCAGTCCGTCTGCCGTCAGAGCAGTTGCATTACCCGAGACAACCTGACCAACACTTGAGTTCGTCATGAATCCCTCTGGCTTACCAACCGCATCGCCGGTGACGAATGCTGTCCCTTCCGCAAGCGCGAACCTTTCCGCAAACTCTTGCTGCATTTCGGCCTCTAAATCAAAGACCGTGTCCTCTAAGTCTTGCTCAGAGATGTCAACGAGCGCGTAGTGCTCATGAGCTGGTATCTCTTCTAATCCCACCGTGTAACCGGTTGTCTCAGAACGAGTTCCAGACTCTGCGACCCACTCCGCAGAAAATTGTCCAGTTCTCTTTGGAACCTGGATGCTCCTCTGTGCGGTAGACCGGATCCGGGCAATTGACCGGATTGGGCTAATCTCAGTGATCGTCTTGATGAGCTCTCTCACGTACTCTGGGGGAGCCAAATATCCACCAGTCGTATCGTTGCTGACCGTCAGAGCTTTTTGCTCGTCCGGCTCAAGTCCTTCCTTACCTTTTCGGCAGTACGCATCAAATGCTTTTACCGCCATATCAACTTGCTTGGCATCAAATCCAGAGTTGGGTCGGGTCACAACGGTATGCAACTCTTCCATCTGCTCTTTCATCGCTTCCTGCGCAGCTTGCTGCTTGGTTAGGGCTTGGTTGACATCTTCTAAAGAGTCCATTTTAGCCTCAATCTTGGCTAACTTCTCATCCAGAAGAGGGTCGCTCTCACCTTTCTCCAAGTTCTCAAGCTTCTGGTCATACGTTTTCTTGAACTCTTCAAACGCTGAACCAAGCTCGCTGATAGCGGATTTCGTAACTTCTTCCATATCAGTCACCTGTCAGAATGTTGGTTAATGTTTTAATTGCCAATATTTCTTCCTCACCGGTTGCGTCTCGCACCGTGAGCGTATCCACAATGGCCCTGGCTGCCGCCTTTGCTTCTGAACGAGAAATTGAAAAAGCATCGCGCAGTCCATTTTCCCATTCTCTGATGGATATATCCTGGCCTTTCACCGATCTCACCATAGCTTTTGGATTCATCGGGAAGGTGACCAGTGACACCTCCATTAGATCTACTTCATCAATGACCCGACGCTTAGAGCGTGGTTCATAGCTGTAACCTTTCGGGTCTACTTTGAAACCGATTGATAATCCGTCCAAAGCGCCCATCTTCATCAGCTCATACGCTTCTCGCCCTGCTTGTGTTTGCAAGGCAAGCCTTCCTTTCACATATAAGCCCTGTTCATCTTCTTTGATCTGGTCAAACACGCCAATCGGCATATCTGTCTTGTGCTGATAAAGAAGCTTGACTTTCTTGGGGCCTCTTCTTCTAAGGCTCCTCTTGAAAGCGCCCTTCATAATTACATCGTTGCCCAGGTCTACGTTTCCGAATATTGACCCGTAGCCCTCGAATTCTCCGCTACCTTCCTCGCCGAGCGTCTCTGCTTTAAGTTCTGTCTTTACGTCGATGAATTCTGGCTCTGTGCAATCGTGACAATCGCAATCACCACCGCATTCGCTTTTCTTCTTCGGTTTTTTACGCTTGTCGTCTTCGTCGTCGTGGTAGCCGCGAACGTCCCGGCCTACTCTTTCGCGGTAGTCATCATGGCTTTCACATGGCATATACACCATGTTGCCGTCTTCGTCGTGGGAATGGGTGCCAACACAGCCAATCTCTCTGGCTCTCCTGGCGGCTTAGGCTTCTGTGGTGAAGACGTCTCGTCGGACTTGCGCCTTCTCGTCGAACTCTATATTTAATTCGTTAACGTCTGCCGTTTGATCTTCAAACATAAGTCACCCCTAAACGTTCGCTTTTGTCGCTCCGTCTGGGGCGGCAATCAGATATCGTCTGACACCTATTTCACAAATCTTAGATTGTTATCTATGGGTTGTAAACATTAGGATCAATCATCGCTTGGCTAATCAATTCTCCAAACATTTCAACTGATTCGTTATTATTGGTCACTATTGCTAAATCTTCTTGAATTTCTTGAAGACGCTCAATGTCTGTTTTATCTAGTTGGTCCTTATCAAATATTGCGTAGGCCTGTTCCATCAACTCTTGCTCATCCATCAGTCATCTCCGAGTATGTCTTTTATCAACGTCTTAAAATCATCTGCTAATAAATCGTCGCGGCGCATTGCCCAAAGTGCAAAGTTCTCCGCAAACCATTCAACTCCTTTCGTTCTGCCATACTGAGAAGGCCCTGTTTCTCTCCATGACTTTGCACCATCGCCCGCTGTGCTGTTCCACTTACTGACTATCAGTCTTTCCCATTTCCCTCTGTATTTACCAGCTCGATATTCATCAGACGCTTTCAAGCCTTTTATTTGATGAACATGATGGCCAAACTCATGAAAAAAAATACACCGCATCCGGTCTAACGGGTCCTCAAAAAAAGATGTAGAGCCAAAAGGCAAGCCATCTCGACCGTCTCCTTGCTTCCAATTTGATTTTTCTTGTCTGCCGTTCTGAAAAATATTCCGCATATATGCCATGTTTATACCCATGACACCATCACCCATGTTGGCCGATGCGCGACTGCTTTTGCTTAATGTTTGCGTTCCTCGCAAACCAGGGATCTTGAATTTTCTAGCTAAAACGTCGCATTCCTCCATGAGTTGATCCACAGCGGCCATCATTTTCACCCCTAAAGGATCCTTTGCCTTTTGTGTATTTGGTGTTGCGTCTTTACCGTACTTGCTTGCCGCTCTACCGCGATAGATAGATTTGTTTTTTGCGTCGAAATATCTATCGTCCGCTGCTGCTGCTTTCAACCTCTCCGCTGTTCTCTTTTTAGCTGTCGCATAAGTTATGGATCCATTTGATATTCTTTCTTCAAGCTGAGTGACACTAATACCATTCGGCAAACCATCCTTGCCCTCTTCAACTTGGAATATGTTTTC